CTAGTTGGCAGTGACAGTATTGTTAGTACAGGAGAAACTGACAGTACAGGAAGAAGAGCGCATCCAGGAACAATTGAAATATTTCGTCACGGTACAAAGACAACTGATAGTTTCAAAGGTGACTACAAACTAGCAGCATTTGATATAGGCGATATTGTAATTTACAAAGACGATTATTATCTTTGCCGCAAAGCAACAACAACAGAACAAAATGTTATTGTTGATCCGATTTATTGGACTAAAATAAGTTGGAGTCACGGTAAAGATTCAAACTACCGTGGCGTATTTGATAATACATACACTTACAAAAAAGGTAATATTGTTGTACAAAGTAATGCACTATGGGAAGCAACAACAAACATAGCAACATTAGCAGCAGTACCAAGTTTTTCAAATACTTCTTGGAAATCTATAAGCACAAGTGTTGATTATGTTGGTTATTTGCCAAACCTAACTGCAAATGCGTTCTATGATGAGGATGTATTTGATCCTATTGAAAACATATTAGAGTTTAGTAAGAGTTTTGATATTAGTGATGATGCACAAGTATTAGTTGTAACAAGTAAGCAAACACTTGTTTCAAGTACAGTAGATACAAAATTAGCAATTTACCGTGCAGTAGGAGATAAGTTCTTATTAGACCAAACAATTACGGCACCTGATAATATTACAGCATGGGCAGATAAAGTTTCACTAAATCCTGCAGGAACACAGATTGCAATTAGTGCAATGTTAGTAGATACTAACAAAGTAAATCAAGGGGTTGTTTATGTTTATACACAAACAAGCGGTACATTTACTTTAACACAGACACTAACACCACCGCAAAATGAAGAAAGCGAAGGTTTTGGCTTTGGATTAGACTTTGGCGCTGATAACTTAGTAGTATCAAGTTTAAATGGTGACCAAACTATTCCAACAACATTCGATGTTACTGTATATGCAGATACACAAAATACACAAACTACGTTTGATAGAGATTTTACAAACTTTAGAAATGTTAAACTTGACAAAGGAGTTGTTTATGTATATGAATCAGTTAGAGACAATTTAATATATGCAGAACAATTTGTATATCCATTAACACAAACTACATTTGGTGAGAACATTTATACTAATGACAACCATGTGTATATTGGAATGCCAGATCATGTGTCAGGTGATTATAAAGGTCAAGTAATTGACTTTAGAAAAAACAAAGGTACATTTGCATGGCAGAAAAGTAGTGAAGGTATTACTCCTGTAGATGTTACTAAAATACGCGGTGCAATGTTATACGACAAGCGTAAAAATAAAATTGTAAGTTATATTGATTATATTGATCCAATACAAGGTAAAATTGCAGGACCAGCTGATCAAGAAATTACATTCAAAACACAATGGGATCCAGCAGTATACAACACAGGTAATCAAGCAGAAAGCTCAATAGATCCAAATAGAGTATGGACTGAAAAACATGTTGGTCAAATATGGTGGAATATTGGTAGTGCTAAATTTGCACATGCGTATCAAGGTTCAACTACTTTCCAAAAAAATAATTGGAACAAGCTAGTTGCTGGCGCAAGGATAGATGTTTTTGAATGGGTCGAGAGTGATATTATTCCTAGTATTTGGGATAGCATTACAGACACAGCTGAAGGATTACCAAAAGGTATAAGTGGAAAAAGTTTATTTGGTGATGCTAGATATTCAACTAGAATTATCTACGACGAAGTAACAAAAACATTTAGTAACAAATATTACTTCTGGGTAGTTGATAAAGTTACTGTTCCTGTAATGGAAAACAGAAAACTAAGCATTAGAGATATTGCAGCATTAATTGAAAATCCTAGAACACAAGGATATCCATTTGTAAGTTTACTTTCTAAAGATAGATTTGTTCTTAATAACTTTGATAGTTTTGTTGATAACGATGATTTAGTGTTGAATATTAAGTATGCAACTTCTACTAAAGAAATACAAAATGTTCACAGTCAGTATAAATTAATATCCGACGGATTAGATACAAGTAAGCCTGATCCAGATATTGAGCGTAAATGGTTTGATAGTTTAATTGGTTTTGATAGTAACAATAGAATTGTTCCTGATCCAACAATTACAGTTAAAAATCGTTACGGAGTACAAAATCGTCCAAGACAAAGTATGTTTATTAACAGATTTGAAGCATTAAAACAAACAATTGAAAGAATTAACATAAATTTAACAACTCACCTTATAGTAGATGAGTACGATATTTCTAAGTTAACAATGCAAGATGCTGCACCATCATTAATATCTCAAGAATATGATTTAGCAGTTGATACGCTTGCCGATTTATCTTTTGTTAGTACAAATAAAATTACTCCTGCTGTACTAACTCCAATTATTACTAATGGTAGAATTTCAAGAATTAACATTACTAATTCAGGACGTGGATATAAAGTTGCTCCTAGCTTTAAAATTAATGGCGAAGGTAATGCAGCAGAATTTAATATTACTATTAATAATTTAGGACAAATTACATCAGCAGAAATTACAAATGCTGGCGAAGGATATAATTCAAATACTACAATAACTACAAGACCATTTACAGTATTAGTTAATACAGATGAAACTATTCAAGACAAATGGGCTTTATATTCATGGAATGGTAGTACTTGGTATAGAAAGAAACTACAAAGTTATAATGTAAACTTATATTGGAACTATGAAGATTGGTATGCTGAAGGGTATAACCAGTTCACAAATATTAGAGATACTATCGCAGGGTCATACTTGTTACCAAGTTTAGATAACTCAATTAATGATATTGTAAAAATTGAAAATGTTGGATCAGGCGGTTGGCTGCTATTAAAGAAAACTGACGAACAGGAAACTGAAGACTATACAGTTAACTATGATACAATTGGTAGACAAAATGGTACAATTCAATTTAAAGATACACTATATGATTACAGTAAAAATACTGTAGGGTTTGATAACCGTAGTTTTGACAGTAACTTTTATGATAACAACCCAAATGTTGAATTAAGAACAATACTTGAAACATTAAGAGATGACATATTTGTAAATGACTTAGAAGTTGAATACAACCAATTGTTTATGTCTGCGTTACGATATGTAATGTCAGAACAGCAGTCAGTTGATTGGATGTTTAAAACAAGTTTTGTAAAATCTAAGCACAACAGAGAGTCACTAAGCCAGTCAGATATAACATTTAATAATGATAACTTAGTAAGTTACCAAAACTTTGTTGAGGAATTTAAACCTTACTCAACAAAAATAAGAGAATTTATTAGTGAATATACTGTAATAGATCCTACAAATAGTAGTGTTAGTGATTTTGACTTACAGCCTTCATATAATAAATTAACTGATGTAATTGAAGCAAGCACAGCAGTTATTAAAGATAATGAAATATCAAACCAAAATTTAGATACTGATAATTACCCACGTAAGAATTGGGCTAACAATCATGGTTATGAAGTAACTGAAATTAAATTAGGTGATGGCGGCACAGGATATACTTTTGAACCAGTTATTAAATTAACCGGCGGCGGCGGCACAGGCGCCAAAGCAAAAGCATATTTAGGCTACGGAAAAATTACTAGTATTAAAGTAACATATCCTGGTAGTGGTTATACTACTGCACCGACAGTTGTTATATCAGGATCACAAACAGATGCAGGAACACCTGCAAAAGCAACAGCAGTAATTGGTAATGGCGTTGTAAGAAGTCCTAGCGTTAAAATTAAGTTTAACAGAATATCAGGAACATTTACTTTTGACACATTGGCAAAATCACAATCATTCACTGGTACAGGATTTGAAAACAGATACTTCTTAGAATGGCCAATGGATTTAGATAAGAAGAATGTAAAAGTTTATGTAGATGGCATACTACAATTGCGTAGTAAATATACGTTTACTAATATTGATAATACTGATAAAACTTATACTAGACAACAAGGTAAAGTCTTATTTACTACACCTCCTAAATTAAATGCAGTTGTAAAAATAGATTATAATATACCTTTAAGTGTATTAAGTGCAGAGGATAGAATTAATTTTGCATACAATCCTATTGCAGGAATGTACGGTAAAGATTTAGCACAGTTAATGTCAGGTGTTGATTATGGCGGAGTTGAAATACGTAGTTTTGATTTTGCAGGCCCAGCAGGCTTTGATACTGCACCATGGTATACAGATACATGGGATACTTTTGATAACACATTTGAAGATGAAGTATTTACAGCAGACGGATCTACTATTGCAGTACAACTTAGCACTCCATTAGAAGATGGCGTAGTATATAACTTATATAAAAATGGTGTAAGAATTGATGACCCTAACTTTAGTTTAGGCTCAGCAACAAATGCTTATGCTATTACAGATAGTATTACAGGCGATGGTGTAGCTGATACAATTTATGTACAAGATTTAGGTATTACATTAAACGATAATGATATATTTGTTGTAAGAAAAACTACAAGTGATGGTAGTGTACAACCTGATAGTGAAAGTTATGACACTGCACTAACAGGCGGCGACTTAGCATACACATCAGCACGTGGTATAGCAGCAGAAGAAATTATTGTTGATGGTGATGGATTTGTTACACCTACTACATCTAGTGGTCCTGAAGAAGTTGTTCCAGGACAAGTATTAGATACTTTAGATATTAAAGTGTTTACAAGAGATAGCGAAGGCCAGGGTATAATATCTTCTAGAAACTATATTATAAATTCACAAAATACATTTGAATTAGGAAATACACCTGCTAGTGCTGATTCAGTACTTGTAAAAGTTAATAATGTTGTTTTAGCACAAACTGAATATACAATTGACTGGGCAGCACTTACTGTAACATTAAACACATTAGTAGTAGGTGCTGAACTTAGTATTGTATCAGTTAGTCAAGGCACACAAAATATATTAGACTTTGGAAAACTAATAGGTGACGGTTCAACAACAGTATATGAAACTACAGTTGATTGGGTAGAAACTGCAAGCGTTTATGCAAATGTAAACGGTGTGCAAAAAAGTATTGATACATTTAAATCAGATTTAACACCTAAAATGGTTATTAGATTTGAGGAAGCTGTACCAGACACTGCAACTATATATTACACAGTATTTTCAGATAACACACAAGTAAATTACAGTCAAATGTCTAAAAACACATTTACAGGTGATGGTTCGGCAACAGCGTTTACATTAACAAATGCTCCGTTGTATAGTGTTCCGTCAGAACACAATGTAATAGTTAAAGTTAACAATAGTATTTTAAATGCAGGTTATAATATACAATATACAATTCCTGCAAATAGTCAACGAGAGTTTCCATTAGAGATATTCCAAATACCAGCAGGCAGTTTAGATGTTTCTGATATGAAAGTATTCTTAAACGGCTTACTAGTTACAACTCCATTAGATTGGCGTTTAGATGCTAACAACAGTAGTATAATATTAACAGATGATGCTGGTGTACCGGGCGACTTACTTGAAATGTATGTAATTACAGACGGTGATTATAGAATTGACGGAACAACAGTTACGTTTAATACAGCACCAGCAGATAATGCAGTTATAGAAATAATACAATTTACTAATCACGATTTAATTGGTATTGAACGTATAAATTACGAAGTTCTAACAAGAACTACACTAATACCTGAAGATATTGATTATATTACATATCGTAGAACAACAGTTGGTGAAGTTAAATTACGCACTCCGGCAGTAGATGCAGAGTATGTTTGGGTGAGTCTAAATGGCGAATTGTTATCACCAAGTGCAGATTACTATGTTACAGATGATAGAATGAAAGTTAGATTAGTTACACCGCCGGATGCTAACGATGTTATTGATATTATTCACTTTACTAAACCTGTAAATGTACCAAAGTTTAGCTACAGACAGTTTAAAGATATGCTTAATAGAACACACTTTAAACGTCTTGATGCATCAGCAGCCAAACTAGCACAACCATTAAATTACTACGATTTAAGAATTGAATTAGATGAATCAGGTACTAGATTATCAGAACCAAACAAAGGACAAAATTTACCGGGTGTAGTGTTTATTGAAGGTGAGCGTATTGAATATTTTGTAAAAGATGGTACTACGTTGCGTCAGATACGTAGAGGAACATTAGGTACTGGTACTAAAACTACATATGCAGCAAATACCAAAGTCTTTGATCAAAACATAAGTAAGACTGTTCCGTATAAAGATAGAACAATGGCATATAATACAACAGCAGACGGTACTACAACACAGTTTGAAGTTAGCTATCCAGTAACATCAATTAATGAAATTGAAGTGTTTGTAGGCGGTGTACGTATGCGTAAGACGGCATTAGAAGTGTTTGATCCTACTGTAGCGTTAGATAGCCCAGAAGGTGATAGCACAGTAGCAGCAGACTTTACGTTTGATGCAAATACTAATACAATTACGTTGCTTGCAACACCACAAGAAAATACAAGGATAACAGTAGTGAAAAAAGTAGGTCAAAGTTGGACAGAATCAGGAAAAACGCTTGGTGATACACAAAATAGCATTGCTAGATTCTTACGTGCAGGTACTTCTGAGCTACCTGAATAAATACAGTATAGGAAAATTAAATGAGCGAACACATGCAAGATAAAAACGGAGTACTAGTGCAAGGGCATATTAAGATATTTGACCCTGAATCACAAAAAGTATACATTGATAAACGTAATGCAATTCACTACGAAAATATGAGTATTGCAATGGCTGAAAGTTTAGCAAATGCTGGCCAAGGTTATATTTACGAAATGAGCTTTGGTAATGGTGGAACAAGCGTTGACCCAACAGGTATTATTACATATCTAACACCAAACAGCACAGGCACAAATGCTAGTTTATACAACCAAACCTATACTAAGGTTGTTGATGACAGAAGCGTAAACAATACAGATCCTGCACGTAACAAATTAGAAACAAGACACGTTGCTGGCACAAATTATACAGATATTGTTGTTAGTTGCTTACTTGATTACGGTGAACCAAATGGACAAGATGCGTTTGATACTGCAAGTGCAACTGATAGCCCATATGTATTTGATGAATTAGGCTTGCGTAGTTATAGCCCAAGTGGCACAGGACGTCTAATTACACATGTTATTTTTCACCCAGTACAAAAGTCACTTAACAGATTAATACAAATTGACTATACTGTGCGTGTACAGAGTTTAGCAGGGTAAGGAGTAGAATATGCCATATACAATAAGCTACACTGATGCTGTTAATAAAGGAACAATTACTGTTGAAGATAATACACTTAACAGTGAGACAAGTTTAAACTATCCTGGTAGAGGAACAACAGCATACGGTCAAGCAGTAAATGAAAACTTTTTACATTTACTAGAAAATTTTGCAAATACAACAGCACCTGAACGTCCTGTAGAAGGACAGTTATGGTATGACTCTACACAAGGTGTAGATCAACTTAAAGTATACGATGGTACAAATTGGGTAGCAAGTGGCGGACTTAAAAAAGCTAGTGCTGCTCCAGCAGTAGCAAACTCTAGTGCAGGCGACTTGTGGGTTAATACAGAAAGCCAGCAGCTATACTTGTTTACAGGTAGTGCATGGGTATTAGTAGGACCGGACTTTAGTGACGGACTACTAACAGGCGCACAAGCACAAGCAATTATAGGCACAGACGACATAACTTATAATGTACTTGCAATTAAAGTTGAAGATCAGCCAGTAATTATTATTAGCAGTCAAAGTTTTATTCCAAAAGTAGCAATTAAAGGATTTAGAACAGGAATTAATCCTGGTATGAATATTGCCGACGAAGCAATTGTTGGCGTACAAGCATTAAAATATTATGGTACAGCAGAAAAAGCAGAAGCATTAGTTGTTGGAAATACATCTATACCTGCAAGTAACTTCCTAAGAGGAAATGCAGCAAGTAGTACAGATTTCCAACTAAGTGTTAAGAGTAATGACGGTATTAAAGTTGGTACAGGCGGACAATTAAGTCTAGGTATTGACGGCGAAACTGGTGTTATACAACATAATACAAGTGGTTCTAGCATTGATGTTAGAATGCGTAACGGAAACTTAACACCAACTGTAATGAGTATTAATAGTGATGGTAATATAGGTTTTAATAATGCTGCACCTGAACAAACAGTTGATATTAAAGGTAATCTTAAAATATCACCTAAAACAGGTGAAGCAGAAACTGGCGTATTAAACATTACAAGTACTGAAAACTCTACATCAATTGGTACAGGCAGTATTACTACAACTGGTGGTATTGGTGTTTCACAAAATGCATACATTGGCGGCGATGTAGATGTAGGCGGCTTATTAATAACAGGAAATATTGCTCCAGATAGTAATAGTTCAAGAAATATTGGTACTTCAATTAATAAATTTGATCAAATATATGCTACTACGTTCTTTGGAAACATACAAGGTAACGTTAGTGGTACAGTTAGTGGTCGAGCAGGTTCTGCAGATAGACTTGCTAGTGCTACAACATTTGCATTAAGTGGTGATGTTGAACCAAATAGTTTTGAATTTGATGGGCAAACTGGCGGCAGCACAAAAACATTTGCAGTAAATATTGCAAACAGTTTCATTAGTAACAAGACTACTACATATGATGCAGGAAATGCAGACGAATTACTGTTAAATGTAACTACAGGAACAACTGGCGTATATAAAATTACAAAACGTAATTTCTTAAAAACAATTCCATTAGTACCAGCAGGCGCAATGATGCCATTTGGCGGAGTTGAAGCACCTACTGGTTGGCTACTATGTGACGGGCAAGAAATTAATAAGTCTGATTACAATGAATTATGGATAGCAATTCAACATAACTTTAAAGATGCTAGTTTAGTTAGTGACAACGGTGTAAGTAAATTTACATTACCAGACTTTAGAGGAAGATTTGCATTAGGACTTGACAACATGGGTGGCCCAAGTGCAAACAGAGTTACAAATTTAGCTGCTGATGCTATTGGTGGTAACGCAGGTGGTGAAGCAGCAACACTAACTACAGATAATTTGCCAGAACACGAGCATGATTTAGAAGGTGCAAGTGGTACACAGTTTTATGGTGTTAGAGTTGGTGCTGGGGTACCAGTAGATGATAATGCTATTGAACTTCCAATTGAGCCAGGCTTAGGTGGAACACAGGGTATTGCATCAAGTGGTGGCATTAAAACTGAAGCAACACTTGGTACACCATTAGATGTTATGAATCCATTCTTAGCAGTCAATTACATAATTTATACGGGACAATAATAGATGAGTTATCAACTAAACAAAACAGACGGCACACTGCTACTAGACTTAATTGACGGTCAAATTGATACGGCTAGTACAAACCTTACATTAGTTGGTAGAAACTATACTGGTTACGGTGAGTATTTTAATGAAAATTTTATTAAATTACTTGAAAATTTTAGTAATACAGCAGCACCAAGTAATCCTGTAACAGGACAACTTTGGTGGGATAGCACAGAGCAGCGTTTAAAAGTATTTGACGGTACAGTTTGGAAATCAAGCGGTGGCCCAATTGTACAAAACACTAGACCACAAATGGTTGCAGGTGATTTATGGATTGATAACCTAAACAACCAAGTTTATGCTTATGATGGCACAGACTTAATGTTAATGGGCCCACAGTATACTGAATCTCAAGGTAAGAGCGGATTTGAAATTGGCAGTATACTTGACTCACAAAGTAGATCACGTACAGTTGCAAATTTATATGTAGGTGGAACACTTACAGCAGTAATTAGTAGTATTGAATTTACTCCAATTTATGCACAAAGAGTATTAGGACTAGTAACAGCATCAAACCCAGATGGTATTATTAAAGTTGGTATGAATGTTATTGACACTGCTAACTTTAAATACAGAGGTATTGCAGATTCTGCAAACGCACTTGTTACAGCAGGCGGCATAGTTAGAACTGCTGATAGTTTCCTACCATCAACAGCAAGTGGTATTACAACAGGTACACTGACAATTCAAAACTCAGGTGGTTTAACAATTGGACTATCGCAAAACAACGTACAAAAAGTTGTTGGCCCACGTTTTTATATTGAAAATCAACTTACAGACCACGATTTAAGTTTGCGTGTTAAGTCAACTACATTCGGATCTATCTCAGTAGATGCAATTTATGTAGATGCAAGCGCAGCTAAAGTTGGTATTTTTACAACTAACAGATTACCAGAATACACATTAGATGTAGAAGGTGACTTACGAGTTACTGGAGACTTAATTGTTGAAGGCGACAGAGTTGCATTAGATGTACAAACTCTAAGAGTTGAAGATAAAGTTATTGAAATTGGTATACTAAACGATAGTACTGAACTTACTGATGCACAAGCAGATGAATCGGGTATTAGTGTTAACAGTAGTAATGGTAGTAAAGATATACTTTGGAAAAATGCTACAAATGCATTTACATCAAATGTAAACATTGACTTACTAGGTACAGATAAAACTTACAAAATTGGCGGGGTTGATAAACTTACAAATACTTCATTAATTAATATTACTTCTGCACCAGACTTACAACTAGTTGGCACACTTACTGAAATACAAATTGATGAAATTAATATTAATGGTAAGACTATTAGTTCAACAAATGATATGGCATTAATATCATCACAAGGTATTGCTATAACAGGTGGCGCAGACATTAATATTACTGATGCACAAAAAATTACTGGTGTAGGTAAAGCAATTAGTGCAAGAGAAGCAGCACGTTTAAGTGTAACTGAATCTACAGCAGGTACAGTTACAACTAAAGAATATGTAGACCAAGAAATTGCTACAGATCCAGTAGTATTCAGTATGGATATTACAGGTATGGGAACAGGAACTACACTACAGACTGCATTAGCAGCGTATTTGAATGATTTATACCCAGCTGTAACATTAAATTCTAACAAAATTGCACGTATACATACAACATCTTATGCTGGAGCAACAGTTCAAGGTGTGGATGTTGAAAGTGCTAAAAACAATAGCTATATAGCTGTTGATTCAAACGGAACACAGAATGAGTCTGTGGTACAAGACATTAGTTTTGATGCTGGGGGTGCAAGTGGTAGTGTTATCCTTACACCAGCAAGAGGGTTAATGACATATACTTCAAATGGAACAGCTTGGACTTATCAGTCAACAAGTGTGTATCCTTAAAAACGATAAATAATATAATAGCACTAGGGGTTACACAATAATGGCATATGCAATAGACAGATATAACAACACACTGTTAACTACAGTGGAAGATGGTACAGTTGATCAAACAACTGACCTTAAATTCATCGGAAAAAACTACGCAGGATACGGCGAAATACAAAATGAAAACTTTTTGTTTTTGCTAGAAAACTTTAGCGGAGCAAATCAACCAGCAAGACCAATAAGTGGTCAAGTTTGGTTTGATAGTGGTTCAAGCAAATTAAAGTTTTATGATGGTACACAGTGGCGTACTACAGGCGGAGCAGAAATTTCAGGAACACAACCAACAGGATTAGCTAATGGCGACTTTTGGTGGGATACTGGCAATGATCAACTATATGTTTATAACGGTACTAACTTTATACTTATAGGACCACAGAACGCAGGCGAAGGCGTAACCCAGATGCAAAGCCTAGAAGTTCTTGATACTACAAGTGCTACAAGAGGAATTATTGCTGCTGTCATCGAAGATGAAACAACAATGGTTATAAGTCCAACACAGTTTGATCTAAATGCAAGCCAAACAGCATTAATTACACAAGGCTTTGATAGAATTAACAAAGGTGTTACTCTAAGAAATACTAAACTAGCAACAGACGGTGTTACTAGTACAGCTGATAGATTCCACGGTACAGCTACAAATGCTGAAAAACTAGGCGGAATATCAGCAGCTAATTTTGTTCAAACAGGTATTGGCAACACAGTATTTACAAGTGCAGTAGAAGCACCAGATTCTGGTATTTTAGTTGGTGACTCAAATGATTTCCAATTTAAAATTGATGACAATGGCTTTGATGGCGTAATACAAAATATTACAAATAACGGCGTAATAAAATTCAAAGTTACTAGTGGCGCAGGCGTACTAACACACGTAGGTACAGTTACAGCAACAGGAATTGTTCCAGCAGCTGACAACACATTTACATTAGGTACAGCAGCATTAGGATTTTCAAATGTACATGCAGCGACATTTACAGGTGAAGCAACTAAAGCAGCTACGCTAAGAGTTGGCACAGACTTCCGTTCAGCTAGTTCTAGTGCTACAAATAATACAGTTGCAGTTAGAGATGCAACAGGAAATATTGCTGCAAACTTATTCCAAGGTACTGCAACACAAGCACGTTATGCTGACTTAGCAGAAAAATACACAACAGCAGAAGAATTACCAGCAGGCACAGCAGTTGCAGTTGGCGGCGAAGCAGAAGTTCGTCCAGCAAAAGCAAGTGATCACAGTATTGGTGTTGTTTCAACTGATCCAGCATATATGATGAATAGCGAAGCAGAAGGGCAATACATTGGTCTTAAAGGACGTTTACCAGTAAGAGTAAAAGGTCCAGTTTCAAAAGGTCAAGCAGTATATGCATGGGAAGATGGCGTAAGTACAACTATTGCTTCAACAGCGATGGTAGGAATTGCACTTGAAAGTAACAGTGATGAGGGCGAAAAACTAGTAGAATGTGTACTAAAGGTATAAGGAACCCCAATGGCAGATATAACAGCAGCACGAATTAACAACTTACAATCTAGTATTAGTTTAATATTAGGTAATGGTTCGGGCCAAAACGGATACGGACAGACAGTAGTAAGTACTCCAGTTAATAATACTGGTGACATTATAGAAGCTGCTGATATGAATGCAATTTATGCAGACATACTTAAAGCAAGAGTACACCAAGTTGGTACTGGTGACATTAGTATTGCTGAAGTTGTACAAAATCTAAACATAGTCGCAGAACAAACAAGTAACTTTATTAACAACCAAGGTATTGGTTCAATTGATCCAGATGGCTTTAAGAAAGGTATTGAAGATTTTGAAGGCTTAATGAGTCAAGTGCAAGCAGATAAAGCACTTTTGCATCCAAGTCAAGCAGCATTAGAGCCTGGCATAACAAGTTCTAGATCAAGCACATGGAACGGCTTAATTGTACATGAAGTAGCTGTTACATTTAGCTCAGCTGAAGCAAGGCGTTTCTTTTTTAATACAGGCGGCGAAATTAGACTAAGTGCAAATAATACAGGCGCAGGCACTCCAAAAGGACTAGACTGGAATCAGTTATGTTCACAAGCAGGAACAATTAAATTTAATTCAGAAACTACAACATCTACAAATGGTGGCGGATCAACAATTGGTAACTACGATTTAACAAGTGCTTTCCAAGACATATACCAAAAAGTTGGTAGCGGAACATATAGTGCTGTATATGCAGGTAACATTTATACACTTAAAGCAAGATCCGATATTGATACACGTATTATTTTTAGAGCAGAATTCAATGATGTAGTATTTGACAACAATATTGACAATAACGTCGATGGCACACTTTCAAGTGTTGTACAGCATTATCGTGCAGACGGCGATGTAAATACTCTAGCACCATCATACTTTAATACTACTACACTAGCATAACCAAACACTTTAGCAATGCTAGTATTTTCTAATAAATACTTGATAGCAAAAAGAGATCACATATGCCCAATACTGTATTAGCGAGTAGATATAATAATTTAAGAAACCAAGTAAATTTAGTGCTTGGAACTTCTAGCGGCGCAACCCCGCAATATGGGTATGGACAATCATTTAGTACTAACAGCAAAGTTGGAACACGTTCAGTTGCTGATCCGTCCAATGCAGAAAAAGTAACAGCGCAAGATTACAGAGATTTGTATATTGACCTTATAAGAGCAAAAGCACACCAAGAAGGTGCATCGACACTTTCGGTTGATCCTTTTATTGTTGGTGATTATGAAACAAATACTAGCAATACAGATAAAATCGAAGAAGCGTATATACAAAATTTAGAAACACTAGCAACTGGATTAGAAACTAATAGATTTAGTGTTGCTGCATCAAATTTAACTACAGAAGCTAATAGTGCAGCTAGTAGCAGTCGAATTGGTGGACTTCCATTCACATCAGAAATTAATCATATTTTTACAATGACATGGGATACAGCCGAAGCAAGGCGGCATTATTTTAATGCAGGCGGGCAAATTAAATTCGGTGCATCAGTGTCGTACACTGGAAGTCAAGCAAAAACAGTTGACTGGCAGCAAACATTATCTGCAATGGGTACTACTAGTTTTACTGGTGTTGGTACAACAAATAATAACAGCATTGGTACTAATAGTTCCATCGGTAACTTTAATTTAAGCAATGCATATCAAATTGTTTATAGACAAGACAATGGTGCAGTTTATAGCAGAAGTAGTTATAACATTTATGCAAAAGAACAAGTTACAGGCGATACGACATCTGCTATAAGATTTAAAGTACAATTTTTTGATGGTCGACCAAATAATTTGACATATGGTATTGACGAATTAGCATACGGCGATTGGTACAGTACTATACAAACAGCATATGCAGAAAGTACAGTTGCTATTAACGGAACAACATATGATGCCGTTATAATTCCAAGCAGCCAACGCCCTACAGGGTCTGTACAATCACCCCTAGGATAACCAACTTTATAGTTGACAAACTCTAAAATCTAATATATACTAGTACTTAATTAACTAGGAGTTTAACTATGGATGAACGTTTAGAAAAAGCATTAGACTTTTCTAATTATATGCTAACACTCAGTAATCAAAAACGATTATTGTCTGAAAAATATCAGCAAGATTTAATTCATTTTTATAGTGGATCTCAATTTACAATTACACGAGAATTAATTACATTTGTAAGCGCAATGGTAGATGCTGAACAAGACGAAGTTGTAATTATTGATGATAATAGTATTCCTTGTATGGTAAGCGATATTAGTGATTTTCATATTAATATTTTAAACAAATACGCAACAGCGTCAAATGATTATTATACAGAATATGCAAGTCTAAAAACAAACAGAAGCGTAGAGAAATTAGTCGAGCATGAATAAAGGTGCATTTGTAATTGCACGAAATAATGGCCATATTGATTATGTAAAACAAGCTGTTTTCCTTGCAAAAAGAATAAAGAAATATCTAGACATACCAGTTACAATAGCGACTGATAGTGCAGACTATCTAAAAAATACGTTTGATGTAAACATATTTGATAATGTAATTGAGTTACCATATACTGACGAAAAAAACTTGCGATACTTTTTTGATGGAACATTGTCAAAAAAGACAGCTAGTTTTAAAAATGCTAATAGAGCAAATGTATATAATCTAACTCCTTATGATGAAACATTATTAATGGATACTGACTATATCATTTCAAATGATTTATTTAAAAGTTGTTTTGACTCAGTATCTAATTTTATGTTATATAAAAAATCAGATGATATTGCAAAAGTACGTGCTGAAGACGAGTTTGATACAATAAGCAATACTAGTGTTGATTTTTATTGGGCTACTTGCGTATTTTTTAGAAAAACAGAAACTAACAAAACATTTTTTGATCTTGTTAGTCACATAGAAGATGAATGGAATCATTATAGACGAGTGTATCAAATTAAATCATCATTATTTAGAAATGATTTTGCATTTAGTATAGCCGTACACATAATGAATGGATTTCAAACAGGAACATTTGCTCAACAACTTCCAGGAAGTATGATGTATACTACTGATAAAGATATATTGTGGAGCATGAAAGATGATAAAATGATGTTCTTAGTTGAAAAGAAAGATTACTTAGGTGAATATACTGCTATAAAAACTAAAGGACAAACTATTCATGTAATGAACAAAAGTAGTCTTAATAGAATTATTGATGAGGAGTTTACAAATGACTAAAGGTATTGTATTGCTTGCTCAAAATAACGAAACTGATGATTATGTATTACAAGCATGTTTGTTAGCAATGAGTGCAAAGGTTCATAATAAGGTACAGATAAGTGTAATAACTAATGACGATGTACCACAAGAATATGTAGATCTTTTTGATCAAATTATTCCTATTCCGTTTGGAGATGCAGCAGACGATAGTGAATGGAAAGTTGAAAACCGTTGGAAAATTTATCATGCTAGTCCGTATGATGAAACTATTGTAATGGATACAGATATGTTGGTATTACAAAATATTGATGTATGGTGGGATTTTTTATCTAACTATGAAATATTTTATACAAATAATGTACTAACATACAAAGGTGAAACTGCTAATACAGAATATTACAGACAAACATTTATTGATAATAACTTGCCTAATTTATTTTGTGGATTGCATTACTTTAAAAAATGTGATAACGCAAAAGAATTCTATACTTGGTTAGAACTAGTAGTTAATAATTGGCAAACCTTTTATGAACAGCATCTTGTAGCGTCTAGTCGCCCTAAGCATGTTAGTATAGATGTATGTACTGCTATTGTAGCAAAAATATTAGATTGCGAATCTAACATAACCAATAAAATTTCTAAGTTTCCAAGTTTTACACACATGAAGCCATATTGTCAAGGATGGGTAGATGTACAAGTTAGTTGGCAAGCTCAAGTAGGTGTATATATGTCTAAAAATACTGATTTAAAAATTGGCAACTATGTACAGTCTGGAATATTACATTATACTGAAAAAGATTTTGTAGAGAAATCTCCCGCATTAGAACGATATAGGAGTTTATTAAATGTCTAACTTACAGCTATTAGTTGAAAAGTTTGCACCAACTACGCAACCTAATGAATCCTTTGTATATTACAATAAAGAAGATGGCAAGATACATAAGATAAGCGGAATAAACCGTTTTGATGAAAAATATTTAATTTTCCCAGTTGCTACAGATGAAGTAATGCCAATATTATCTGGACAAAAGAAAACTGATGACTTTGTTATACGTTATGATATAAGTTCTAAACAGGTTGTTCTAAAAGAAGTTCAATACGAAGATGAATTTAGTACAGCATCAACAATGACATACCAGTTACCGGTAATTAAGAATGCCCAAGAAGGTCATTATTCATTACACGAAGTTTATCAAGGTATCAATGTATATCTTTGGTCTAAAGATACTAGATATCTTAAAGGTGAATGTATATGGCACAATGATAATGTATACAAACTACAATCCGATGTTGATAAAAATTTTAATGTACTTGATCATAAATTGTTAGCAGAAAATGTATTAATAACAAATATTCCAACACAAGACCATAGTACAAATGGAATTAACTTTGAACCTGAATATGTTGGAGTACATATTGACATTTGGTATAAAGAATTAAAACATGTAAAAGGACAACACGTTTTTATAAAAAACAATGTATATAAATTTATAAAAAATGTTAAATCAGATACTGAATTTAATATGAAAAATGTAGAATTAATTGTTAGTAACGTAAAACTATTCCAAGACGAAAACAAGAGCTTAACTACAGATGACAATCTACATTACGGTGATGTAATATTAAAAAATAATAGTTTATATAGTGTTGTAAAAACTGAACAACAATATAAAAAAGATAAAAAGAGTATATTCTTTTACTATAATAATGATACAGTATTATTTTATCAAGATGAAGACAATGTAATTGTTGTAGATACATTAACTAACAATACTAAAGAAAATATTGATTCATTCTCAGTAGTAGACAGCAGTAATTTATCAAATGGACAAATAATACTTTGTGGTAATCGTTTGTATCAACTACAGACATCTAAAGATTATGATATTATTGTTAAACAAAATACTATTAATAGAACATGGTGTATGAATCTTAATCCGTATACTAAAAAATTCTTAAAGTCTAGCGGGCAATTAGCCAACGAAAAATTATACTTTAGTGTTACTTCAAAATATGATCCTAATATTCTTTACAGAAGTTTAGAATTTACAATAGGTGATTTATTAGATGAAACTTCATCTATAATTCCGTTCATATATGAGTCAGAAAACAGTGTTGATGATGTAAGTATATACACAGCAAAGTATTTTGATAGTTACGCACATGAGGTTATTTAATGGCAAAGTTTAAACCTATAGATTACGATATAATCTATTTGTCCTATGACGAACCGAACGCAGAAAAAAATTACGCAGACTTATGTAAAATTGTACCTTGGGCAAAACGTGTCCACGGTGTAGACGGAAGTGATGCTGCACATAAAGCCTGTGCAGAATTAAGTGAAACTGACCGGTTTATTACTGTAGATGGTGACAACCGCATACGAGAAGATTTTCTTAACCAAGAAATTGATTTTGATGAACACGCAGATTTGCAAAGCACAGTGATTAGCTGGTGCGGACGTAATGAAATAAACGGACTAATGTATGGCAACGGCGGACTTAAATGTTGGCCCAAACAGTATGTTCTAAACATGCGTACACATGAAAATGCAGATCCTAATAATGCACATGCACAAGTAGACTTTTGCTGGGACGCAAAATATATTCAAATGAACAGTTGTTATTCAGATGTATATAATAATGAAACACCTGGTCAAGCATGGAGAGCAGGCTTTAGAGAAGGTGTAAAACTTGCTACTGATCGCGGAGTAAGAATTGAAAAAGAAGAATTTAAAAACAATCATTGGCGCTGCTTACATTGGTTGTATATTTGGAGCATGGTAGGTGCAGATGTTGAAAATGGTCTGTGGGCAATCTATGGCGCACGAGAAGGACTGTATAAAACAATGTGTACAGATTGGGATTATGTACAAGTAAGAGACTTTAAATATTTAAACAAGTATTGGGATGAGACTGTTAGTGTTTATATACATGACGACAACTTGTTAGAATCAATTCAACGGTTAGGTAGCAGCCTTATTGATGAATTAGATATACCTATCGCAGCAAAACCTTTAGATGCGCAACAAAGCAAGTTTTTTAAAGCAGTTTATCAACACCCTTCAAGAACTGATCATCAACAGTTTATAGAAGAATTAAAGGACGTATAATGGATATTATTAAATTTAAAGAAGAAGTAATGGAACCGGTTAGTTGTACTTTTTGTACTGCTAAATGGAAGCAAGTTACTTTGCATTTACAAACAGGCCATACTCACAGTTGCCATCATCCAACTTCGCATAAAATTCCACTTGAAGAATTAAAAGATAATCCAAGCGCACTACATAACACTAAGTTTAAAAAAGAACAACGTAAACTTATGCTTGAAGGCAAGCGTCCTGAAGAATGTGATTACTGTTGGAGAGTTGAAGATAGTGGAAGTAATGTACTAAGTGATAGAACATATAAATCTTTTGAGCCTTGGGCCCGACCTTATGTAGATGAAATTGTATCAAAGCCATGGGACGACAATGTTAACCCAAGTTATTTAGAAGTTAGTTTTAGCAGTGTGTGTAATTTTAAATGTAGTTATTGTTCACCGCAAGTAAGTTCTAAATGGATGGAAGAAATTAAAGAACACGGCCCGTATAAAACATCACAATCATTTAATGACTTACAACATTTAATTGCTACTGATGCAATGCCTATACCAAATAAAGAACATAACCCTTATGTAGAAGCATTTTGGAAATGGTGGCCTGATGTAAGTAAAGATCTAAAACATTTTAGAATAACAGGCGGCGAACCATTATTAACTAAAGATACATTTAAAGTACTTGATGACTTAATTGAAAACCCAAAACCTAATCTTGAGTTTTCTGTTAACAGTAACATGTGTGTACCTGATGCAGTATTTGAAAAATTCATTAGTAAAATGAAGATTATTGGCTCTCAAGGAAAAGTTAAAAAACTTAAAATATTTACAAGTGCTGAAGCATACGGTTCACAGGCAGAATATATACGCCACGGTTTAGACTACGACATGTGGATATCTAATATACGCAGAGTATTAAAAGAAGTGCCTAACTGTACATTTACATGTATGAGTACATATAATGTACTAAGCATATTTTCGTTTGATAAAATGTTAAAGGATTTATTAGATCTTAAATTAGAATTTGGTGGCGCAGGCAAACAAATTCCTATAATACTTGATACACCATATTTAAGATACCCGCCACATCAAGCAATGTTTATTGCAAACCCTGAGTGGAAAGAAAAATATTTAAAACCGCAATTAGATTTCATGCTTAATAATTTAGAAGACATGCATGTACGTGGTAAAGAAAATATGGGGTTCTTTAAATGGGAAGCTGATAAGTTTCAGCGGTTGTATGATATTATTGACCAAGAACAGCAAGATGAATGGACCGTAACAAACAATAGAAAGGACTTTATTACTTTTGTTAACGAACATGATAAGCGCAGAGGAACAGACTTTTTAAAGACTTTCCCTGAAATGGAAAAAGAATATCATCAATGGTCAAATCTTTGAACACAGAATTAACTGATCGAGAATTAAAAGCTGCTCGAAAAGCAGCTAAACGTGAGCGCAAAGAAAGAAACAGGCGCAACAGCGTAAAACCTATACGAGAGTTAAAATCCTATAGCAACAAAAAGAAAAAACTTGCATTTTGTTTTAGTGGCCAACTTAGAACTTGGAATAGCAGCATAGGCACATGGCAACTATTATTTGATGAATTAAAAGAAAAACATAACGTATCTGTCATTGATGTGTTTTGTCATATCTGGGATCATAATACTGTACAACAAGGCATAAAGCATGCCACAGAATCTGAAGTTATTACTACGTCAGTTCCAGATGATGAAATAACTAGATATATTGAACAACTTAAACCTGTATCTTATAAAATTGACGACATTATTGCATCTAAAAAAGCTATGAAAGACACTCAGTTCCAAACAGTAATTGATTCTAATGCTGTTTCTAGAGGCAAATATAATGCATGGCTGTCTCCACAATTTTATTCAGTTATGTATGCAGCACATTTAAAAAGAAGATATGAAATAGAAAATGATTTTCATTATGATGCATGTGTGCGTATGAGAAATGATTTATTTTTAAATGATAGATTTAGAGAATGCTTACCTATTGAAACATTTTTAAATCCAGAGTTTAACACAATGTATTCTTGTCATTCTGGAATAGATGAATCTGTATGGTTTAGAAAAAGATTAGGCGATGTATTTTGGTATGCTGATAGTCCGACATTTGATAAACTATCAAATTTTTATCATTGGTTTCCAAACATGCCATTAGAAATGACAATATCACACGATGCGCCTCCGGAGCATTTACTTTACTATTATACAAGAATGTGTAATATATCAATAGATCCAAATATTGTACATTATGTTTCTGTATGCAGAGATGCTGATTATGCTAAAAAGAAGGAAGCTGCCGGCCTCGGTCCATTGGGGGAGCATGAAGTACAATGTTAAGCAAAAGAGTTGCAGTTTGTTTTAGCGGACAAATACGAGATTGGCACACTGCTACAAAAAATATTTTACACTATTTTTCAACAGATCATATAGCTAATGTAACAGTAGATTTTTTCATACACACATGGGATATAAACACGTGGCGAAAACCAAAACAACACCACCATGTATTTAAAAATAAACCTCATAAAGATTTAAAAAAAATAGTAGAAGCATACAATCCTAAAAAATATCATATGTCTTCTTATGATGAAACACGTTGGCCAAATAGCGAACCTTGGGATCCATTATTTTATAGTTTTGAATATAGTGTATTATTAAAACAACAATACGAATTGGAAAATAGTTTTACATACGATGTTGTTGTAAAGGCTCGTCCTGATACAGTATACGAACCGCAGCAACGGTTTCCGTTTGAACATAGAATGCCCGCAGGAACTTGTTATACAACAACTACTGTTTCTAAATTTCCTAAAGAATTTAATAAACATTGTTTTGATGATGTTATGTTTTTTGGTGATAGTAAAACAATGGATGTTATGGCAGGATTGTACAAGTACTATGCAGTAAAAAGAAAAAACAACAAAGACGCAATGCAGCAGTATGAATATCATTTAGGCCCCGGAACATTATTATACGAATATGCAGTAAAAAACAATATTCATCCAGGTAGCTGGCCTACTAACTATGCTGTTATACGGAGTACTATGCGAGATCATGAGCTTGACTCGATAGACGATTATGAAAAAATAAAAAGACTTTGGCAGGAGTGGTATATATAATGAAATTAATTTTTGATGGTGACAGTTGGGCGTTTGGATCTGAAATTGCAGATCCTAAATTAGCTGCACAGTACGATAAACACGCACATCCTGGTGTTTATGATTTTTTACCTGTAAATGACCGTTATAGAGTTCCTAAAATCTATCCACATAAAATGGCAAATTTATTAGGTTGTGATTACGTCAATCTGGGTTGGCCAGCTGATGATAATAAAACTATAATAGAGCGAACAATGACATATATTACTTCGGAATATATAAGTCAAAATAAATCAACTGATGAACTATTTGTAATTATAGGATGGACAAGTCCTGAAAGAAATAGCTTTTGGTGGAAAAATGGAGACTTTTCTAACAAGTTTAGATTATGGCCACAGGTTCAGCACTTTGATGACAAGAAGCAGAAAAAATTATGGGACATGTATGTTCAGTATATGTGGCACCCAGAAGAATATATACCTCGGCATGTATCAACAGTAGTGCAGTTCCAAAATTTTTGTAATGCTCATAATATTAAATGGTTATCATATAATGCGTTTTACCAAACGCCGCATCAAGGTCCTGATGGATGGCAAGATCTTGATATGTTATCAGAAGTAAAAAGTGCTGATAAAAATTTAAGCCTTTATGATTATTGTAAAAATGGTACAAGAAGACGAAAACAACTACAATTTGAGACCTTATGGGAAACAGTTGATCCAGTAAGATTTTATAAAAAAGATCAACCTATTAGTACGTTCAAGAGTTTTATTACAGAAACTATAGATGATCCGTGGGTAGGATGGCATCCTAATCCAGAAGCACATGAAGCATGGGCATTAGAATTAACAAGATATATTAAGAAGAATAAGTTGATATGAAAAAATTAGTAGTATGTGGCGACAGTTTTGCAAAAGGAATAGGTTGTCGAAACCTTGAAACCGAACCATACGGAAGTTTGGTAGCTAAAAGCCTAGGATTAGAACTTGTAAATATTGCCAAAGGATCTAGTACAAATTATAGTATATTTGCACAAGTATTGTATGCAATAGAGAATATTGATGATATTGATATGATATTAGTTACTAGTACTAGTTATGATAGAGTAGAATGGTTTAAACACAATGAAAATCCAACTAAACATCAAAAGGAATACCTTACTAATTATGATATAAATTATCACGAGTATCCGCCATATATGCCAAATAGTTATACTGAAAAAATAGAAGGTGAACAACACATAATGTCTGAAGACATGTATAACGGAAATGTTTTTACAGAAAACTTATTAGGCATAATTGATTACTTTGATAACGTAGTTGATAAAGGTATAGACACTCCGGATGGATATTATAAAAGATTTAATGATGAGCCTAAACGTAGGACTAGAATATTATATGACTACGCTCAACAGATACACGATCCTCGTATAAACAAAATGCACAGTTTAGGAGCAATGGCAATGTGTCATATAGCTTTAAAAAATGCAAACATAAAACATCTAATTGGAACTGATCCTATAGATAGTTGTAAAAACTTTGTATTCATTAACGATAATAACCACATAGATCTTAGTTGGGCAGGTCTTGCAATTAAATACCCTGACGATCTTCCTAGTCTGCATACTAGCGCAAAAGGTCATAGAGTTGCAGCAAAAACTGCACTTAGAAGAATATATGAACTAGATAAAAAGAATGGGTGGTAATTGATGTCAAAGCTAATAGTTGCAGGATGTTCGGTTAGTGACTATACTGAAGTCGATCGCGTCTGGGGAGATTATCTAGCTGAACATTTAGGACTTGAATATAAACATCTAGCTGCTGCTTGCGGATCAAACGACAGGTCATTTCGATTGCTAACAAACGATATACGTAATAATGTTATTAAATCAGATGACATTGTAATAGTACAATACACTACAACAGAACGGACTGAATTTTGGTCAAGTATTCCGCCATTAGAAGCTGATCATTCTGAGATAGATTTTAGAGATCCTTACGCCGGCGGTAGCATAATTAAATTTAAGATTGGATCACATGAAACATTTAAAGGCACCGATGCTAAATTTAC